TTGTTCTCCCACAACCATATAACAGCTGGATATATAATGTTGTTTCTAATAATTGGGTACCACCTATACCATACCCCGACGACGATACTCAGTCGTATATGTGGGAAGAAAATGGGGCATTTTGGAAACCAACAGAATCTAAATCTGTTTAATTAGTCTAAGTAGACTACTTAGTAGCGTAATTCAATAAATACAATATAGCCAATAATTCAAATCACAGAAGTGGCCTCAGGAGATTTTAATGCAGTTAATTAACCCGTTGCTTAGAGCAAACTACACCGGAGAAGATGTTACCACACAGTTGGTGTATCAAGGTGGCCGTTGGAACGCAACCAATGAGTTTGTGCGTAACCAAGTTACCAATTTACAAATATCAAACCAGGCTCTGGTCATTGGCAATGGTTACAGTAGACTAGATTTTAATTTATTCTACGTAAAAACCCATAGAGCTGGACCATATGGCAGCAATAGATTACAGACCTATGGGTGCAATGCATCCTACAGAGACTATGAATCAGATTTTGTAGTTGCTGTGGGCGAAGAAATTGTTCAAGAGATTGCCCAATCTGGATACTGTGATGATCATATTGTCTACGCCAACGGCGAAGGCATTGTTCAATACCCACAAAAGTTTTATTTAATACCACAAGATCCTCATTGGAACTCGGGTGCCTTGGCCGCGTACATGGCCTGTTTTGATGGCCACAAAAAAGTATTTTTGTTGGGATTTGATGGAAATGATTACGGTAACGGACATTACAATATCTATTCCAATACTGTGGGTTATTACACAGCAGACACAAACATTCCTGAAGAATTCTGGGAACAGACCATGCTACTGGTCATGAATACCTATCCAACAGTTGACTTTGTTAGAGTAATGCCCACTCGAGAATTTAGACTGCCCGAATCATGGAAGTATCAAACCAATCTACGCACTATCAATTTTAGAGATTTTGTGCTTGAAGCTGATCTTTAAATTGTTCAACAGTTTTTAATTTCTTTATCACACTCTTAAAATTAAAAGTACGCCATACCCCAGGATGCAATGGCTTGGGGTGATCTTCCAATGGTACCCAGCAATAACCACGATGCTCATTGTTTAACACTGGTGCAAATTCTTCATCAACGGTGATCAAGAATGTGTGATAGATAAAACTTTGATTGTCTGCGGTAAATTTCTCAATAGGAATAAGTTTGAGATCAACAATAGAGCCGCCCATTTCTTCTCGAATCTCGCGTACAAGAGCCGCAGCCACAGTTTCACCTGACTCAATTTTGCCACCAACCAGGCCCCAAGAACCCGAGTGTTTGGCACCATTACGTAGCAGAAACAAGTATCTTCGTGTACGAGTGCAGTAGACCAAGGCTCCGCACCCTTCTAAATTTTTTATAAAACCAGGCTCCATAGCCCCTCTCGATAAACTCCCTCAACACTCTTGGTCCACTCGCTGTCGTGCCATCGATACTGAACGTGCGTGTTCAAGTTTGTCACATATTGAATTGAATTTGTGTTAGATAGACTATCAAACTCCACTGTCCATCCACCTGCTGTGTATTTAATAATGTCGTTGGCACGAGCAACAAAATTGTCGCCACCAGCACTGAGCCACACTGCCGCAGGCGCTGTGTTGTTGTAGCTACCAATGTCGTTTAAGATCAGATAGCGTGTGCCTTCTGCTGGGGTCAATAGGTCCGCATCCACAGCAACTGATTCGGGATCAATGATGGCATTCACAGGATCCAGGGTATTGGCTGGCAGCGTGTCAGCGAATGGAGTGTATAATAATTTGGTTTTGTCTGTTGGGTGCAGTGCCGCGGTGCCAACAACTTCATATCCTGCCGGTGTGGTCAGTCTAATTTGACTGATACCGTTTTTAAAGTTTCCGCCATAAACATCAATCAATGCTGGCCAAGAGTCGTCAGTGCCAAGTTTACCACCACGTCGATCATCAACCTCCTCGGGCTTCAACAATGTAAGTTCGTTGCCCACATATAATAGGCCATAATTCAATGGAGTAAAGTATAGACGACTTATCAAGTTGCCTTCATCCAATATGTCCAAACTCAAATTACCTTCACTGTCATAAACACTGGCAATGATCTTCTTGATAACTCCAAATTGTTTAACCGCCACAGGAGCTGATATCCAGATGGGAATTTCAAACGTCAGTGTAGCAATGTCAATGGGTTCTTCTGTGCCCACAGGAACAGTTCGACTACTCCAGTTAACATCAGTCAAAAATACCGCAGTCAAACTGGCCCAGTCCACATAGTTGTCCGAGCTCTGTATTTCCAACGCAGGGTTAAACAGGACCATTAATTGTTCTAGTAGTTGTAGTTTTTGTTCGGTGTTGCTGGTCCATACATCTAATTTTAGTGTTAGTCTATACGGCACAGGCATGGGGCGATCCACACTGACCAAATCACCTTGTTCGTGCAGATATGCACCTGTCACAGGATCATACAAGCGTTCTCTGATGCGTACCTTGCTGACAAAAAACGGATCTTGCACACGTTCACGATCGTACTGCAAAGCATTAACGTATACTGCCATGGCAGGAACAGCACTCAGCATATTCTCACTGTTGTTTTTGAGAATACTGGCCACCTGTCTTGAACTGTCGCCGTAGTACACAGGTACACGTTGTAGTGCTTGAGCACCTTGATTGGTTTTTCCAAACTCAACCTGTAGATTGCTTACCATTCTCATAAACTGTGTTATGAAACGTCTTATTTGACCGTCATAAAAAAATTCTTGTGCCATTAATTATCTGCCTTGGGTTTCAATGCCTTGCTCAGGCTGGTGCGTTCTGTTCTTGTTTGCCCACTGGCATCAGTCCAGGTTTTATCATTGTTGATAAATGAGCCCAGCTGTGTTTGATTGCTGGCACCTGGGGTCAAACTGGTACGGGCAACATCTTCAATTTTGTTCCAACGTGTGCCGTCGTATCTAAACAAACGATTTGGCAAGTAGTCTAGGCGTAGGAAATAGTCGCCGACACTGGCCGTGGTTGGAAATACAATACCGTTGCCCACTGTGGCACCATTGGGTGCTGTGCCATCGCCTGACATATAACCGCTGACTTTGGCGGTACTGGTAATTGCCTGTTGGTCGGAAGTGTTTGTTACATCATCTGCAGTGAGTCCACCGCCATCAACAGTATTGGTGCCAGGTGGATCTGCTGGTCTACCATCGGGCATGACTGCCTTGGTATACAACATACTGGTATCATAACCAGATTTGGGAACATCAAGTTCAGCCTGTGTAATCACAGCATCGTTGATGTTTAGGTATTTGTTTAAGGTGCTTAGATAATCACCGATAGGTGCGGCATTGGGATCCAAGGGATCGCTGCTGATACCAGCAAGAATATCTTTGTATTCTTGGCTGGCAGTCATTGGATTTAGCTTGACACGCCATAGGTGCGGCCACCACGTGGGACTAAAGCCTTCTGATGCAAATTGTGCATCGCTGACCACAAAGAAACGTTTTAAGGCAACAGGCACACTTTCGTCGAGGCTGTTATAATCCATCAGGTGTTGCAGTTCTAGTACATCTCCATTGATCAATTTACGACCAATCAACTGCACCATGTCATTGATATGGAACACCATGAACAAGGTACCAGTTTGAATAAACAGGCCAAATTGACTCAGGTCAAAACTGTTGTCCTGTACTTGATAGATACCGCGGCCCACATACACACTAGTGTCGTACTTGCGATCACGATTTTCCAAAAACAACAGGTCTTGTATGTTTAGTTCACTGACAGCATCGTAGGCAGGTTTAGCTGGAGTAGCATCTGCGAGGTCCGCGCCTTCTACACCTAAGTATTTGTGGATCAGGATTCCAGTGCCGCCAACAGTGAACATTTCCGAAATACGTCTGTCGAAAAACTTGTAATCGTTACTGTGGGTTCCGTCTTTCCAAAGGCTCAACCGTGGCATCTTTTAATCCTCAATGCAGTATTTATGGGCTTGACTGTTAATCCATTTTATCGTATAATTGGTGTATGCAACAGCAACATCAGGCCAACAA